AATTTAACCACTGTATTTCATGAACGACTTGGAGACGCAGATAATTGGAGCACTGAGAGCGTGGATACTCATGTGTATGTCCACGATACACCATGGAAAAACTTGAGTTTGATGCAAGGCCAAGAAGTTAGGTATCTTGGTTATTTTTCGGATTGGCATAACAATCGCTTTAATTTACCTACAGCAGACACACCCAGGGTAAAATATAAATTACAGAAGATTCCAGTTTCCGATATTACAGATAAATCTTATATTACTATTAAGACTTCAACTGGAGCTTTGTTAGATAAAATATATCAAAACCCAAATGAATTAGGTTCAGAAGCTGAATGGAGAGATTTCGGTGCTAATATTCCAAATAATAAACATTTTTACTGGGACGGCAACAACGACTCTGGTGCAACGTCCCAGGGAGATGGTAGTTGGGGAGAAAATTATCAACAGGACAAAGGAGCTGAGCTCTTCTATAATAATTTACTAACTGGGGATATTGGAAGAACACAGTCTATTCAAGTCTGGAATTCAATTACACAGAGCACTATAAACGAGCATCAATTAACTACTCCTACCGACTATCACTATGCGCTCAATTGGGTCAAAGCGCTAAACGGAAAGTCTGATGCTGCTGCTGCTGTTGATGGTGTTGATTGGACGTTAAAAGGTTCATACGCTGGAGATACTGTAGTATGGGACGCAGGAAAATATTATAGTCCTGTTAATGTTATTCCAGACCTTGACCGTTCTGGAATATTTGGTAGAATGATTACTGTGATGGACAATTATTGTGATGTGAGGACACCATATACTGACCCAACAGAAAAATTTTTTCCTGGTATATGGGCAATCAACACAACTGGCGACACCCAGATGAAAAGACATGAAGCTCAACCAATAAATCTTCAATGTGATTCTATTAGACCTGGGCAAGATTTTCAAGTAGTTCCATTAAATATTCTAGCAAGTCCTATGAATATCGCGTTAGTTAAGAAAGCATTGTATAGAGCACGCGAGGTAATGCCTAATAGTAAGAAGACGTTCAATAATGAAGGCACAACTGATTCATGGACTGATAGTTATGTTACAAGACTAGATTTAGGGGTAAAAGACGACTCAATGTGTATTAACGCTAATATCCCAAATGGATATAATAATCCAGACCTAAATGCAGCTATGATGAGCTGTCCTAGCCCTTACGTAGTAGCACAAGGATTTAAAAATGGGTATATTCCAAAATCAGCTGATGGCACACAACAAAGTATACCTCCTGATATATATCCAAGAGGTTTTAGTAGTTATCAAAATGTCAATATCTCGGCGGCTTCCTCCCCACCCACGGTCGTCCCCGATGACACAGGTCGGGAAAATAATAACATGCCGCGATTAGTTAAAGATTGTAGGCAAGACATTCAGCATAAAAACGGTATTTATGCTAAGACTTTCTGGAACGAAGACTGTGACCCGAGAAATGGTAACATCAGTCTACCAGAAGGGACACAATTTAGTTTCAGAAACAGAGATGGGGAAATGCCAGATTATACACGGTGGTTTAAACCAGGGGGTTTTGACGATGCTCCAGACGACATAAAGGCGGAAACAACATGGATTGATGGTAACGAAAATGGACTAGACGAAGGAGTAGGATTATGCGTGGTCTATTTTAATGAAAGAACATTGGCTACAACTCCTACTCTAATGCAGACGAGCACTAATCCATTTAGAAATTTATTTTATACAGATAAAAACATGCCCCCCTTACCATCTGATAGACTCCCTGGTATTTCAAACAATGTTATTGGTGCAGCAAACGACTTTCAGCGTTTAATCCCATACTTAGCAATAGTAACTCCTAAATTCACAGCAGAAAACGAATATGGTGGATATGCTTATAATCAAAGAATATGTCCCGCCCCCTTAATTGGAGAAATCTGTGGCTTGAGTAGCGCTTTTAGTGATGGAAAATATGCCAAAGTCGTAACCACGCAAAGAGTTAATCCTAGGGCATACGAAACTATAAATGAATCAATAACAGAGCAAAATAGTCAATATTTACCACAAGCTTATCTGTTTGATAGTCAATATTATAATATATATGACTATTATCCATATATCCATATAGGTGCGATAGACCCAAAAATTGAGTTTAGTGATACAAGTGGAAGATTTGAAATTAGTAAGCTCCATACGCCAGCAACAAGTAGTAATGGAGCTTGGCAAGACCCACCTTCGGCAGGTGCTGGGGAACAATCTAGTGATGAAATTATTATAATGAATGGTCGGCGTAGTTTTGTATCCCACGCATCTTTAAATCTAACTCTCAAAGGTTTTACAGAAGGTCGTCTATTTGACACTGTCACATTGCTATCAACAGCTAATCTATTAATAGACAAGGTGGCTAGAGATAGTGGATTATTACTAGAAGTATCTGACAACATTCCCATAATTCCTTGGGGTGAGATACGGCAAGACACTAATACTAAAAAAACTATATCTAGTCAATCTGGTATAGGTTTATTAAATTATGCGTATTTTTCAGAAAACGATGATTGGCAGGTTGTACGTGGAGCTCTTACAGCATTTACACCACAAATTTACAATGAAACTATGTTCGCAAAAATGGGTTTTGAAGTAGAACAGTTACTTCCTTTTGGTGGTAATCAAAATAATAATTTTAATAGAAGTAACTACAATAAATATTTAGGTTCAGATAACCCATTATCGTTAAAAAATAATAATATGGTGTATCCATTTACGACAAATGGCTATTCAACAGCTATACAAAGTTTTGATACAACAACAAACTCTTGGGTAGGTTACGATACTTGCTACGCTGTGAATCCTTTGACTGATGATGGTACACCAATAGGAGCAGCACAACCACCTAAAAGCAATACATATTCTTTTTATACCAAAGAAAGCGCGCAGCCGCCTGCAGATGACCCCGTTCCACCCCCCGTTCGTGGGCGTCCAGATTTATTTTTTCAGACAAGTTTCGGTGATAATAGTTCCACTAATTTAAAGGAACTACCACCTAACGAAGCAATAACCATGTATAGTTTAGGAGGTAACAGCTTTGGAAATGAAAGTGTAGCCACTGTTGATAGTGATGCTTTGATTGCTACTAATTTGCCTAGTAAATTTAATTATTCTTACCTGGTAATTTATAGTGACATTGTTGGACAGTCTTCCAACTTTATAACTGGTAGTAATTTAATGCTTCCAACACCAGCTATAGGCTATATGACACGTAACTATAGTAGTGCTGATTTTATGTATTCATTTGATAGTGACTTTAATTATACTGCTGATAGGTCCTTTTTATTAATAATTTTAATGTTGAAATAAGGCAGCCTAATGGTAAATTAGCTAATATTGAGGACAACAGCACTATTATATTTAAGATAGTAAAAAATATCAGGCCTATACTACCTATACCTCAACCAGTGATAAAAGATATAAAAGCTCAAGATAAAGAAGAGAAAAAAGAAATGGTTGAAACTATCAAGGAATTTGTTTGAGCGAAGCTAACACTCTGTTGAAGGTAACACCCTATAAAAATGTATTATTTTTAAAAGCTCCTAAATCTTTTTCCCATGTAAAAATTATTTTATTATAAAATGATAATAAATTAATTATTAAAAATATGAAGAGTATGGATTATGAGGTTTCTTTATATTTAAGATATTTGTAGTATTTTTTTTAACAGGCGCGGGTTTAGGCTTGGTCTGTGGAACGGGAGGTGCAGCCTTAGGTTGCTGAGGGGGTGGTTTAGGAGCAGAAGCTTTTCTTTTCTCTGCGTCCCTTTCACGCCAAGACTTTTTAATAGACTTATACTTTTCCATATAGTCCATAAATTGATAAAAATTATCGGGTTTCGGTTGGCTTGCTGGAGGGTCTGCCTTTTTAACAGGGGCATCTCTACGAGGAGCTACAGTCGGGCTTCTTGGGTCGCTTACTTGTTCTGGTTGGCTATCTGCTTTTGTTTTCCTTTTAGCAGCTCTATTCTCCCGCATTTTGGCTAGGTGTGCTATTTGTTTATCACTAAGTTTTCTCTTAGGTTTTACAGGTTTAATATCCATTTGTTCTTGATTATTTACAATGGTATCTGGTTTTTTTTCAACAAATATTTCATCTTGTGTAACTTCAGGAGCTACAGCTTCTGTAGGTATTTCAGGTATTTTTATTTCAGGTTTTTCTTGTTCGGATAATACTGGAAGGTTTAACGAAGACATTTAATATAGCCTTATAAAAAAATTTAATAAAAATTTCTATTAATTCTCATCAATACCAATAATAAGTTCGGCATCATCATCTTCATCACTTGAATCGGCGTCCTCAGTTTTACTAACATTCTTCATTTTAATTAGTGGTTTACCATTTTCAAATATTTTCTGTTTAAATCTATCATAAGCTGTAGGAGGATTAGTGGTGAAATCTAAATGTAAAAAAGCATAAGGTGTCTTCCACACATGTCTTGCCATACTTAGAAAGTTGTTTTCACTACCAAAGGCACTCCCCATTTCGGCAGAAATCTTATCTTTTTCATTTTTATTTGAATTTCTGCCGAAAATCCCAAACGTTAAGTTTGTGCGAACAATAGGGTGGAGTTCCTTATACTGTTGCGACGAAAATAAAAGTAGACCAATTCCATAATGTCTATACCTTGAACTTAGCTTATATACTGCTGAATTTCGCGAAACTGAGCCAAGAAAGTCATCTAGGATAATACAAATAAAAGGTCTATCGGCTTTATTTGGAAAACTTTCTTGATATTGTAAGATTTTATTTAAGGTAGCGTCACTATATTCACCATGTATTGTATCTGGGTATTGTTCTTTTAAAAATCTACTAGTATTATCGTTCATAATTGTGTTACTAAAAATATGAACCGCATCAAAGCAATCCCTGTAGAAATTACTATTTAATAATAAATTAGTAATGATGGTACTTTTACCCGCGCGTACTGGAGCTATAACTAAACCGAGGGCACCACTCTCTATATCTGGTAAATTTTCGTGTAATTCTTTACTTATAGCCATCTGCATTTTATCAGGGTCTTCTACTACAGGAAGAATATCTAATTCATTGGATAAATCCATATATTATTTATTATATTGATTTATTTTTTTATTTACTTAGGTATTTATTACAGATTATTCAGTTACCGAAACCGTGCCATTGTTAAGAACAAACATTCTGTCCACTTGTGCCCAGATGTAAGTTGTTAAAGCTTGTGTGGCAAAGTCATTTTCTGAACGGTTAATAGTTCTTTCCAAGATTATAGGTTTAACTCCTACAGCAAGACCTGCGCCACTCATCGGATTAGTTAAGTCAAGACCTTGGTAGTGACACAAGCCAGTGAAGGCAGCGTCATTAATATTACTGCCATTTACAGTGCCAAGTGATTCGTTAGTAGAACTTACACCGAAAGCAGGTTTTATGACTTTTCCTAAATCATCAACAGTTTGATTGAAACTGTATTCGCAAGATGCTACTTGAAGGTCAATACCATCAGCAGTTTGCGAAAGGTAGTATTGTTGCTGAGCTTCGTTAGATACTGGGCGGTTAAATACAAGGCGGTCATTTATCTTCATGTTCCATTCTGAACCACCGCAAAAGCCACGACTTACATATTGTCCGTGTACCGTCCACCAATCGCCGCCGAACTCTGTAGTAGTGTTCGGCACATCTGCCCATTGTATTTTCTGAACAGAGCGCGAGGCAAGACCAATATCTCTATTGACAACTTGTCTTTGAGGAGGTTGACCAGCACCTGTGTTACCGCCCATAGCAGGTAAACTAGCGGTAGTTAAAATAATATCATTGTACGGAAGGGATAGTCCTTCAGCAGACATAGCTTGAGCAGCCATATCTCCCATCTTAGTATCATTGTAGCTTAAATAATCGGCTAAGAAAGCAATTTGAGTAGTAGCAATAGGGCAAGATTTAACATAGGCAGTGCCTCCAGCTTGTTGGTTTGAAGAGTAAAATGAAAATCCGTAATCGGGAGATTGCCATTGTATATCAATAACAAGATTATCAGCCATTAAGTAGAGTGGAAGCTGAACTCCTTTCATCATAGGAAAAAGTTCTGATAATTTAATTGAAAATACCGCAGTCGTGGCTTCTTCAGCGGTTATTTCAATTTGTGGAGAGGTATCGCCTTGAAGTCTAGGCATAGCAGCATCGTTATTTCCCCATTCTAAATTCATAGGTTGTAACTGGCCATTGGCAAGCCATGATGGCTCCATACCATCTACAGTTCCCTTCATTACACCATCTTTACGGCAACGCTCTTCTACACTTTTAAACTGACGATTAAGCGTAGCATATTTGCCATACTCATCAGTAGTGGCAATTGTTTGAGCACCGACACGTAATCTAGCAGATTTAATCCACGAATGGCAACCAGCTCTGAGAGGACAATTAACAACCTCACCAGGTGGAGAAGTTTGGTCAGGAACTTTAATTCTAGCAACTTGAATACAGGAGTTAATATCAAGTATTCCACGGCGTTCAAGTTGAAATCTAGCATTAGACTGATTCACAACAATAGGTTCAAGAATAGAAGTATGAACGTCCATAGTATCTATAGTTTGTTGGGGGGCGACTTTCAATATTTCTGGTAAAGACATTTTTTATATATAATAGTATGTATAAAAAATTTTACAATTTTTTTTATTAAAATAAAATTAGGAAGAAATTCTAATTCCTTCTGGGCTGTAGGTCAAAGTTTGAGTAGCCAGTATATAAGTGTAAAGACTGTTGGGACTATCACCTTCAAGTTTAGATTTAACTCTTAATGAATAAGGGGTGCGTGAATAATCCGTTCCCACTTTGAAATTATCTGTACGTATTCCTATTCCGAAAGAAGTCGTAGCATCTGCACCAGTTGTCGGCCAACGGTCTTCACCTCCTACAATATTAGATTCAGCATTGTCGCCAGTTGACCTACGTGATAATAAACCATCACGAGGTAATGCCCCCTGGATACGAGTTTGTTTAGATTCTTCAGTAAGAAGAGAGATAAAGGTTGAATCAATAGTATGAAGTGGTTTGACAGAGTTAAGATATTGGTCAATAATATCAGCAGCAAGTTTAGTAGCAGCAACGCCAGGAATAGGATTCCCTTCAACTACAACTCTTTCTTCAAGTGGGTATAAAAGACCACCTTTAGCAAAAGCTACCTCGTCAATATCAGCAACAGCAGACGCGGCATCTTCTAAACGATAAGGTCTAGTAGATATTTGAGCCGAGTTGTTGATTTTAGTAGTAGGAATTATGTTATGGACAACACTTTGGACTTGTTTTTGACCTAAATTTAATACAACAGTTTGGTCCGATGAGTTGATTACACTGTAAAGACTACTGTAAGCGTTGTATTTTAATTGTCCACTTGATACAGCATTCATTTTTTGAACACTGGCTTCATCGGGAACAAGTAAATCATAGGATAAAACAAGGTCAGATAACTCGTAATGATAGCCAGATATGTTTGTGCTAGCAGTTGAACCTGCTCTATTTATAGTATCGTAAGGATTACGGTAAGCAATAAGGGCAGCATCGGTAGGACGAGTAGGGTTGGGGCCAGCTCCTGCCGGGGGAGGGACGCTGCCAAGGTCTTGCCAAGGACCAATTACATTTCCATCAGGAGCGAGTTGTAATTGAACTATCATACCTTGAACTCCGGCTGTTCCAAGAGGAATTACACCAGTGCCTGAAAGAAGACCAGCTCTAATAGGCATACAGAAATCACGAGTTACATTAAGAGAGCAAGCATTAACTACAGAGCGAGCATTAGTTAATTCTCCGATACTACCACCATTAGTCATATCGTGAGGGGACATAACCGCACCATGCATACCAGATATCATTCTAGGGTATTGCCTTACATTTTCAAGGGTTTGGTTTCCGTCAAGAGTAGTTAAAGTTACTTGTTCAATGCACGAAGCAACACCTACTCTACAATCAATACTGCCATTTTGGGCTTGAGCTCCTGTGGAAACACCACCTACACCGTCGTTGTTGTTAACAGGATTGGGCGGGCTGGCAGAATCCCTATAAATATTAAGTTTTCCTGAAAGCCTTACAGATTTACCTACAAGAAGGTTATCAGATTGTGCGATAAGGAATTGGCAAATAGGATATCCGTTTTTGAATGAATATCCTGTGCCTCCAGAAGGCGCGTTGATAGGTTCAATACTTACTTTTTCAGTTCTTATAATGGAAGACATTTATATTATGTAATAGATAATTAAAAAAATTTTCTTAATTATTAATTAAAATGACTCTCTGGGAAATTAGCGATATGCTGAGCAATCCAAAGGGAAGCATACTTTGTTTAGCGAAGCATACTTTGTTTAGCGAAGCATACTTTGTTTAGCGAAGCATACTTTGTTTAATGAATTACTTCAATACCCATAGCAGTAACAACCATTCTATTTAAAGCGACGCAAAAGGTTTCAACCATTGTAGCATCAGCGGCGGTAGTCCCACAATCTATACGTAACTGAGTAGAAGTTCCCGAAAGGTCATGAACTTGACCATATCTAGATAGAGCTCTAGCTATCATAAATCGCTCTTCTATATTCCACAAGTTTCTAACAGGAATTTTAGCATTTTCTACGGCTTTTTCCAATTCAGTAATATGAAGTATAGCGTTTTTACCATATTCGTATTTGCGTAAGTCTACAGGTCTATCAGGAACGGTGTTGCCATCAAAAACCCACTGGTAATTTTGTTGCCCATCCCATGTTCCTAGAAGACTAGATATAACAGTAGAATTGGTATCTTTTTGAGCAAGTGGTATACTTAGTAAACTATAGGCTCTTTGGGCATTAGCAGGAATATTAACTGACTGAAGACTAATAGGGGTGGCAATGTTCTCTCTGTATAGTCTAGAGGTGCAGTAATCTAAATTAAGTCCTTGGCCATTTACTTGACTCATCATAGCATTTACATAGCCTTCAGGAGGGTCTACTTGTAATACACTCAGGCTTACATCTTGGACAATGTAAGAATTTCCTTCAAGAGTTTTAGCAACAGGGTGTGTAATATTTACATTTTTGAGTCTATCAGTGGGGTCTATAAAAAGAACTGGTCCACCGTCAGTATTAGTTGTGGCATTAAGACCAGTATAAGTATGAGCACCATTTACACTGCCAATAGTAGCTCCGTTAGCTCTATTAATGTCATATTTAATTTGAATTCTTTCTTGGGCAGCACCAGCAGCATCATTAGAAGATACCGCTTCAAGTTCGCTAATAACTCCTAAAGATATACAGTTAGTTCCTGCAGCATCGGCAATGTAAAGTATATCACCAATTTCAAAAGCACAATCTTTGCCGTCGTCTATAGTAGAGTGTTCCTTAACACCCAAAGTTCCTGCGCCATAGGTTATATCTCTATCTACTTTACGAGCAACTTGGACAAGACCAAAGGTTTGCGCGGCTGGGTCGTCGTCGGCGGCAGCCTTAGTTCCAAATAAAAGGCAGGCAAAGGGACTAATAGTAGCTGTTCCTGTCTGGCCGACAGCACCTGCCGCGACATTAGCAGGAGCAGTAGACACGCAATTTTTAGTCGCAAGCGTACAGGACCGAGCTAAGGTTTCCAGATTTAATTGAAGCCTTAAACCACTCGTGGCCGCAAGGGGAAAGACATTGTCAGCTTGAGCTCCTATCGTTCCTGACATAGGGACGACACCTGAGCATTGAACTTGAATAGGCTCAGCTTGTGTAGTTATAGCTCCCCCTGTGATGCCACCAGGGTTGAATGGGTCTTGCTTTTTAGTCCAGTAAAGCTGGGCGTCAAGGTCGCCATTTTTAGAGCTACCTTCAAGAAGCTCCCTTTTAGCGTTTAATGAATCGTTTTCATCAAAAGACCAGGCTTGGGCAGTAAGAACATTCATATCTTGTATGTCTTCAAGTTGGCAGCGACCGTCACCAGAGGTTACACGTAAATCTCTACAAAGCGACCACATACCTGCCGCACCGTCAGGGTGGAGAGAACCTCTTCCTTGCATGGAAATTTTCATATTTAATTTGGTGTTTT